TTGCCCTGCACGATGAGGAAGGGGAAGGCGTAGTTTGTATTCCGTCTTATAAACCTGAGGGTGAAAGTAGCTGGCGTATACCAGCATTCGGGTTCTTTTATCCTTACAAGGGTTTTGGGGTGCAAGCGCAGGAAGGAGGTTGGGCACATGCGGTATCCCCCCGCCAAGTTTTCCCTGACGCCGTGGGTCAGTTGGCCGGAGATGAACCAGTAGGAGACTTCATGTTGCGGCTCTACCGCGATGATGCGTCTTTCCTACTACGAGGGTATTTTCACTTGTGCGCTGCTTTGGGTAAGTATGACGTGGCATACACCGACATCGAACCGGACAAGGCCAAGAACCAATTCCGCCGTGCGCGGGGCAAGTCCCCACTATTTACCTATAAGGTGTTAACCATAGGCAAAAAGAAGCGGAAGTCTCGACATCTGGGCGGGACGCATGCCTCACCGCGAAGCCATCTGCGGCGTGGACATTTCCGCACCAGCTCCAAAGGCAAACGCTACTGGGTACAACCCTGCATGGTCAAGGGCGAGACTGAAGGCTTTGTGCATAAGGACTATCGCGTTGAAGGGGATGCGGCATGACGCGCCCACCTTGGTATGGCGGCAACAAGATACCCGACAGCTACTTAGCTAAGTTTATGCCTAAGAGGGAACATGAAGAGTTACCCTACGAACTGCGCCTGTTTCTCGAGAACTTGGAAAAGAAATAATGAACGTCATCACCATCGACTTCGAGACCTTTTATGACAGGGGCTTCAGTCTCTCTAAGCTGACGACGGAAGAGTATATCCGTGACGATCTGTTTGAGACTATTGGCGTAGCTGTAAAGGTGAACGACGAAGAGACCCAGTGGTTCTCCGGAACCAAAGCGCAAACCAAGCGGTGGCTGGATCAGTTTCCGTGGGATGATAGCGTTGCTGTGGCGCACAACGCCATGTTCGACATGGCAATCCTCAACTGGCACTTTGACATCCGACCCAAGCGGATTGCTGACACGCTCTCCATGCTGCGCGCACTGGACGGACCCGATGCGGGTAACAGCCTAGCACGAGCGGCTGAGCGTTACGGGTTAGGTGTGAAGGGTGACGAGGTTATCAACGCGCTAGGTAAAGGGCGTATAGATTTCACCGACGAAGAGTTGGAGCGGTATGGCGCATACTGCATCAACGACACTGAGCTAACCTACGCTTTGTTCAAGAAGCTGGCGGCTGGCTTCCCGCTAGTTGAGTTCAAGCTGATCGACCTGACGCTGCGCATGTTCACGGAACCCGTCCTTCGTCTGGATACTGGCGTACTCACAAACCACCTTGAGGATGTGAAGGCCAAGAAGGAAGCCCTGATGTCACGCCTTAACTATGAGAAGGCTGACCTGATGAGCAACCCCAAGCTGGCTGAGTTGCTTGAGTTCCACGGTGTTACTCCTCCTACGAAGGTAAGCCTAACGACAGGCAAGGAGACGCATGCGTTTGCCAAGAGCGATGAGGCATTCAAGGAGTTGCTAGAGCATGAGAACCCGCAAGTTCAAGCGATTGTGGCGGCGCGTCTGGGTGTTAAGTCTACGCTGGAAGAGACGCGCACTGAGCGGTTCATCAACATTGCCGAGCGTGGGACCTTGCCCATCCCCCTACGTTACTACGCAGCCCACACGGGACGCTGGGGCGGAGACGACAAGGTAAACATGCAGAACCTGCCGCGCAAATCTCCGCTGAAGAAGGCAGTTCAGCCCCCTGAGGGGCATGTGTTTATCGACTGCGATAGCAGCCAGATCGAAGCGCGGACCCTAGCGTGGCTTGCTGGACAGAATGACCTAGTGGCAGCATTCGATGCTGGCGAGGACGTGTATAAGATCATGGCGTCCAGAATTTATAGTGTGCCTATCGAAGAAGTAACAGACAGCCAGAGGTTCGTGGGTAAGACCACCATCCTTGGCGCGGGCTATGGCATGGGACCAGCTAAGTTCAAGGCGCAGCTAAAGACCTTTGGTGTGGACCTACCGCTGGGCGAGTGCGAGTATATCATCCGGGTGTATCGTGAGACTTACTCCAAGATACCGCAGTTGTGGAAGCAAGCCCAAGCAGCATTAGTTGCCATGATGACGGATCGCACGGCTCCGCTGGGGCTCAAAGGTGTGCTGGTGATTGAGGGGAAAGGCGGCATCCGACTGCCGAACGGGCTGAAGATCAGCTACCCCAATATCCGTAAGCACATAGACGAGAAGTCGAATAAAGAAGAGATCGTCTACGACACCAAGAAGGGCAAGACCATTATCCCTAACCGGATATACGGAGGCAAGTGCGTCGAGAATGTGTGCCAAGCCTTGGCCCGCATCGTGATCGGTGAGCAGATGCTGATGGTTGCACGGCGCTTGCGCGTGGTGATGACGGTGCATGACGCTGTGGGGTGCATCGCCCCCGAAGCAGAAGCCGAGAAAGCACGGGACTATGTCGAGGCGTGTATGCGCATCCGACCCAAATGGGCAGCGGCTCTGCCGCTAAACTGTGAGAGCAAAATGGGAGCAAGCTATGGAGGATAAACTACACCCCGTGGTGACCCTGCTTATTAAGCGGATAGAGAGCCACCCCGAAGAGTTTGGGTTTGGTGCAGGTCGTTGGGATTGGATTGCGGAGCGGGTGCAAACCCACGGTAGCGCAGAAGAACGCGCCGCTATCAAGGCAGCGCTACGTCCCATCCGACTTAAAGAAATCCATGAAGATATGATGGATGAGCTATGCAATGGTGACGAGCGTAGACGCAAGGAAGAGGAAGAACACAAATATGAGCGGCGGTTGATGCAACAGGCAGGATCATTCGGGAAGCCATTAACAGCAGCCCGACACCCCACAATCGACGACATGAAAAACAACGGCATACTGAACTCGATAAGGAACATATGGAATGACTAAGTATAAATTCACCCAAGACTGGTTCTCATGGGCTCCGCCCGTATGGGAGCAACTGATTGAGCACCTGCCTGAGCGGCGCTCTTTCCTTGAGATCGGTTCCTTTGAGGGCCGTGGCACCGTCTGGATCATCGAGAACATGATGCGTCCCGGCGATTGGATCGACGTTGTGGATACGTGGGAAGGTGGAGAGGAACATACCCTCGAGCAGATGCAGGAAACCGAGTTTCGGTTCGATTATAATATCGACGTAGCTCTAGGTGGCCCTGAATATGAGAAGCGGACCCACCACATGCGCATTGCTTCAGACGCGGAGACAGAGGGAAAGCGCAAGCGCGTCTACAAGTATAAGATGACTTCGACCGAGATGCTGGCCCGCAAGTTGGCATTCCAGATGGAGGTGTCGAAGCCTGAGTACGTGCCGATGTACGACTTCATCTACATTGACGGGAGCCACATCGCCAAGGATGTGCTGACCGATGCGTGTATGGCTTGGCCGCTGCTCAACAAGGGCGGCTTCATGGTGTTTGACGACTATCTCTGGGGTGATGCGCGGGACATTCTGCACCGCCCAAAACCTGCCATCGACGCATTCGTTAACATCTTCTCGGAAGAAATCGAGATGGTCCACATGGGCTACCAGCTAATCATAAGGAAGAAGTAATGGGAAAAGGTAAAGGTAAAGCCAAGACAGCTATCGGACAAGTTAAGGTTATCCCGAAGCGTCCGCCCTACCGCTGTACGTGTAACACCTGTGGGATGAGTTGGATTGGTGGGCTTCTCTACCACTGCGACCACAACGACTTTGTGGAGCAGGACATCTGATGCCGCTTGTAAAACGGGGTGCGCGTAAATGGACGCCGGAGATGGACCGAGAACTGTGCAACATGTGGGACTACGGCATCCACAAGAACGAGATAGCTGAGCGTATGGGCATGACTATCTCCGCAGTCGAAGGCCGCTACCACAAACTAAAAAGGCAGCAAGCAAATGGATGAAATCAAAGTAAAGCCGGTTGATCCGGACTATAAAATCCCAACGATGATGATTGCCACCCCCATGTATGGCGGGATGTGCACCGGGGCTTATGTGCAGGGCTTGCTCTTCACGATGGCTAAGATGCGCGAGGTGGGCGTAAACTGCTTCTGGTGTCAGATCACCAACGAGAGCCTGATTACCCGTGCCCGCAACGATTTGGCTCGTATCTTCCTTGAGAAGGAGATTGACTATCTGATGTTCATCGACGCCGACATTGGCTTCGACCAGAACGCTGTGGCTATGCTGTTAGCAGGAGATAAGGACATCGCGTGCGGCATTTACCCCAAGAAGGAAGTGAACTGGGATAGCGTTAAGAAAGCAGCACGTGCTGGCAAGGACGACCTGCAAGACCACGCTGGCGCATTCGTGTTCAACATGCTCGGCAATGACCATCAAGAGACGGACGAAGAGGGCTTCATTGAGGTGCGCCACGGCGGCACAGGCTTCATGCTTATCAAGCGCCAAGTGTTCCTCGACTTGATGCCCCATGTGCCAACCTACCGCACATCATCAATGTTCGACCCTGAGACTGGCGAGTATGCCAAGCCTCTCACCCATGAGTTTTTCGCAACAAGTATCGACGACAGCGGAGCGTTGCTGTCTGAGGATTATCACTTCTGCGAATTATGGCGGAAGCACGGAGGCAAAATCCATGCCCACCCGTTCATCCGTCTCACCCACACCGGCACGTACACCTATGATGGTGACATTCTGAAGTCCGGTGGCAACCTAAAGTAAGGAGTAAACGATGAAGAAGAATAGTGGATACGGTCAGAAGGCCGTGAAGGTTATGGAGTTGCTAAGTAAGGACCCAACTTACGCAGATGCGTATGTGGCAGCGAAGGTGGGATGCCATGCCACCTATGTGAAGTCTATCCGTAAGAAGATGGTCCACGCGCAACAGGAAGAGGCACCGCAATCCGACGGGGCTGATGTTATCCATGAAATGGCACAGGAATCAATGGATGCGCTCCTTGCTAAACGTGCTGAGCAATATGGTAGCTTTATGTTCAGCGCGAATATCGCCATCCGGTTGAAGAGCGTCATGCACAACGCGATTGCGCAGAAAGACGTGCATCTTGCACCAGATCAAATGCTGGCGCTCGACATGATCGCAGTGAAGATCAGTCGTATTCTGACGGGTAATCCGTCACACAAAGATAGCTGGGTGGACATCGCTGGCTATGCAACGCTGGTCGCAGACCGGCTCCAAGGCAACGTTAGATAGGAGGGTATTATGGCTTGGTATAATCCATGGGGTGAAGCCCGCGAGTTGAGGGTTAAGCTGGCAGAAGCCGAGAAAACCTACGTTAAACTGACCAAACAGATCAAAGAGCTCGAGTTCACTAAGAAAGAAAACGAGCGCGAGATCAAGCTGCTTGAGAAGGACTTGAAAGACCTTAAGAAGGTATTTGATGGGCTCCAGAAGCAGACCACAAACTTAGAGAAAGCATTGGAATTGGCCCAAAAGAACGATACACGTGATAACAAAGGTCGATTTACGAAAGCTAAAAAATAATGCCCGCATGGTCGTACAGCAGCATCAAGACGTTTGAGCAATGCCCGAAGAAGTATTTTCATCTGAAGGTGGCGAAGGATG